CGAGGAGATGTGGGTTCCTAGTGTAGGTGCAGACGTAAACGTGCACGCGCAAGCGTTCACGCCAGGAAGTTCTGGCCTACCCATTCTCGATGTGGAAGCTTCTCGGTTCGATCTCTATCGAATCAAGAGCTGCACCGTGCTCTATAAGCCAGCTTGTGCTACCACCCAGGCTGGTCGTGTTGTGCTCGCAATCGACTACGACAGTGTGAAAACGCCGACGTCAGTCGCGGAGCTAATCCCAATGCAGCCCCAGGCAAGGCCCCAAGCCTTTACTGCGGCGTCAGTGAGAGTAGATCCAAGCCGTGCGAACAAACAGTTTTGGTTGAGGACGGCAAACGGCACCATTGGAGAAACTAGTGCATTCACGCTGATGTGGACCGCCGTTTTGGGCACCGCAGCAGTTGTGGGTGAGGTATGGGTACGATACGAGGTGGAATTCACCAATCCGAGAGCTGTCGCTCCCTCATTCATATCCACTGTCATGGACCAGGCAAGCGGTCAGACCAGGGACTCGAACGCACCCGTGGCCGGCGTCGTATCAGTCGCCCCGCCTACAGGCGCGCGTAATGAGATGGACTTCATGTTGCAACGCCCAGGCAGCTTTCTCATGGAGGTTTCTAACCTCCGTGATGCTGTCAGTCGCGACGCAGTTGTCACCAGTATCGTCTCAACGATACAGGGTTGGGGAGACGGAAGTTTCTTCGATTCCTTTATCAATTACAACGGGAACCCTAACGTCATGACGGTAGCGGGCATTCTTGGCATCGGACCATTGTTGTTCAACGCTTTGAATACCTACTCCGGCGCTTCCCTTGGTCTTGGGAGAAACATCCTCACTAAGTTCTTCAGATTGCTAACACCCGATCAGTTGGCATTCCAGATCAACCATGTCACGGGGCTGGTGCTTCCGCTACCCATCACACCAAATGGTGGGTACCTGGCAACGTTACGGTCGGTCGAGGCCGACCGTGACGTGTCTGGAGTCGGTCTTGAGTTGCGAAAGCTTGGGATCGCGTCAGCGGAATACCCGGTTGAGTGTGAGGACGATCCAGATGACTCTGTCGTCTTGATCGAGGAGTCCAGGTCCATTGCCGGTAAGGGCAAGTCCTCCAGCGTTCGTCGCTGAGGTCCGCTTACTACGGGCCAGGGTTGGGTAGAGAAATCGGCTTGCCGAGGGGGTCTACCAACTGGATCATGCAGGGAACAAGAACCTTCC